GTTGGCACGCTTGACGGCGGCACCAACGGCGCGGAACGTGGTGCGCAGACTGTCGCCGGTCATTTTACGTGCGTTCAACGCCCTGCCGCCCAGAGCGTCGTCGATGAATGCCCGCGTCTTGGGCTGCACGTAAGCCAGCTCCAGCGCCTGACGGCGAAGGCCAACGATACTGTCCAGGGTCTTGCGCGGCTTGGCGGCGCGGTCGAACGAGGGAATGCCGATGCCGGGGGCGATGACTTCCGCCATGGCGACGGTTTCCTGATAGGCGTCGGCCAGAAGCGCGCTGTCACCGGCCTTGCGAGCCTTCTCGGCGGGCACGTCCTTGGGTGCTTCCGCTTCCAGCTCATCCATGGCCTCTTCCTCGCCCTCTTCCTCTTGCGGGGCGAGTTTCGCCAACGTGGCATCGATCTTGGCGAAGTGAGCGGTAGTCTGGTCCGCGTAAGACTTGAACCACGGGGGCGGATCGTCGCCGCCTTCACCGCCTGCCGGCGGGGTCTCGTCATCGTCGTCCTCGCTCTCCTTGACCTTGCCGCCGGGCGCCATGTGGACATGGACATGCGTCGTGCCGCTTTCGGCACCGCCGGTCTCCAGACTGTCCTTACCCTTCTCCTTCTCACCGAGAAGCTCCTCGACGGCCTTCTCCTGTTCCTTTTCGTCGCCGGTCTTGAAGACCGCCCGCAGGCGGTCAAAGAGCGCGCGACGGTCGTTTGCCTTCGCCATTTTGGTACAGTCCTCGCATGTGCATGGGGCCTCTGCGTGATCTCCAATACGGCAGCGCGGGCCGCAGCGACCCTTGTTGACCAGCGCTCCGTGATTGATACGAATATTCACCTGCTTACCTTTTCCGGGTGAAACGCTTTCGAAGTCGAACGAGTAGCCGAGCGAGATCTCGCGCTTGTCGTCCTCCAGGATCTCTTCGATGGTGGACTTGTCCGTAAACAACAGGTCGCCCAGCATCACATCTTCGTCGTCGCCGGTGCCCCGGTGGGGGTTCAGGATATGCCCCACGGCGTACTCGCCATAATTGTCCAGTTCGATGAACTGACCATCCGGGGGATGGTCGTTCGCCATGGGCTTGCCGTTGGCACTGGCAATGGCCAGGGGGTGGAAGACCTCCTCGGGCGTGCGCGCGACCTCGATGACGGTGGAATCGTCGGACGTGGGCGGCGGTATGATGTCGTTGCGGTGGTAGGTTTGCGAGCCCGTGCGGGCCAGCACCACGTCCTCGCACACCAGGAAGCCTTCCGGCGTCAGGTGGCGCTTGGGGCCTAGGCTTTCGACGGTGAAGAACTTCACGGGCCGCTCGGAGGATCTTGGGTTACGCCACCGGTGATGCAGATCGTGAAGGCGCCAAGGCTATACCGAGGCGGCCCATCCGGGGGCGTCACCAAGTCGCCTATGTATGTCATCGGAGGTAGCGCAAGCATCTTCGTGTCCGGTACGCTCCAGTAAAGTTTGTTGTCGTCCGGCGCATCAAGCACCTGCAACGTGCCGTCGTCGGTACCGTCCGTGGAGAAGTTCAGCACCGTGGTCTGGACACCTGAGTCCGGGTACTGCGCCAGTGACATCGCAATATCGAGCTTCGCGCTGCCGGAGATACCGTCCACCGTCAAGTAGCGCGGCGTCACACCATCGGACAACACATTGACCAGTATGATCTCGATGTTGACGTTATTGAGAGGCATCTAGAGCGCACTGTCTTGCATGAGCCGCCAATTGGTTCCGCTGAATCGGAACATGGCGCTCTTGTTCGTCGCTGATGGAAAGACGATCAACGTGCCAACGCTGGGGCCGTCCTTGATTGTAAACGTGAACGCACCCGGCGCTGCCTGGTTGAGCGTGATGCGCTGGCACATCCCCTTCTTGACGACCTCCCCCCTAGCATCCGTGCCGGAGAGTGTGATTGTCGTGTTGCCCGTCAAATTATTGATGTATTCGACGTTACAGGCATTCGTCAGCGGCGTCAGCGTTTCGGCGCCTGTCGCCAACGTGCGCGACTCGTAACCGCCGTCGTCGAGGCGCCCCCACTTGGCCCCATCGCTTTGGATCAATCCAGGTCCGCCGCCGAGATCAGGAATGAAGTAGGACTGCCCCTTGAAGTTCGCGGGCGGTGGCAGGTTTGCAACCGTAGGCGTGATCGCTCCGACCTGGGCCAGGAAATAATCTTCCAAGGCCGCACGCAGGTTTGCCAGGTCAGCGGTCGTCAAGTGCCCCGCGAAGGCGAAACCAATCTGCGCCGTCGAATACTCGGCACCCGTGGAATCGTTCGTCCCCAGGAACGAGATGAAACTGATCGGCAATGCGTTGCTGACGCGCGCGATGTTCGTCGTGGTCTCTTCCACGGCGGCGGTGAGCGTACCCACAGCGGCCGGATCGCGCAGGGCCGTGAACATGCCGGTATAGCGCGAAGGCGTGTAGGCGCTCACAGAATTTGCGTTGACATTTGCCGCGAGCGCACCGGACAGGCCCGAACTGAAATAGATGCGACGCCCAGCGGCGGAACCGTTCTGGCCGATGATTCCGGCGGTAGCCGTCGAAGGCGTCAGAACATAGGCACCGACCGCGAAGTCGTCCTGCGTGCCGCCAAGGGTCGCCTCCAGGCAACCGGTGTTGAGCAAGGCGCTGCTGCCGTCCCCAGTGTAACCCTTGTTGGCCGTAAACGTCGGCGTGCCCACAACGGTCAGGTCGCATGTGCCGGGGCTTACCCAATTCGACAGCGTATCGTTCTGGTTCGGCAGCGCGAAAACCCAAAGCCCGGTCAGACAATGCGCCATACATGTTCCGGCGACGATGAGCCCACTGTCCTTGAGGTATTGATACGTCTGCTCAATCTGCCCCTGAAGTTTTGCGCTCGCGCGATTGTGGAAGCGCGAGAGCAGACCACGGGCACCACAGTTCGACGTCGCCACCTGCCCATCGCTGGCGCGACGGAACACAGTCTGATCACCATAGAGTAGCGCCGTGCCACAACCCTCATTGGAAGCTTGCTGAAGCCCCACGGCCGAAGACGGAAGGCTCGCCACCGCTGTCGGTGGCAACGAAAGCTGCGCGTTGTACTGACTGACAATCTGAACGACGTTCCCACTTGCATCAGTCGTCACGCTGCCGACATAAGAAATTGACGGCAAGGAACTGTTGACGAGGATCTCGTCTATCGGGTCAAGGCTGATCGCCCCTAAGTGAAGCCTCAACCCCAAGAAAGCGCATTGCGGGTCGATCTGAGAACCGATAATCGTCTCAGGCCCGACATAAGTTACATCGCTCAGTTCTATGTGCGTGGTATCGACATAGATCGCGCTCGCGTCGTCATAGACGTTCGCTCCCGGCGTACCGTGGAAATTCACGCACGTAATCGAGTCACCCGGCTCAAAGTATGTGATGGCCGTGCTAGGGAATGTCAGGCAAACCTTGGTGGAGTCCGGGCAAGGCGATCCTTGCGAGCTATTGGTGATGATCTGGCCTTGAAGGCGCGTCGCATAGACCGCCGTCGTTGTGCTCGGCGTCGAAACGAGGGAATCCGGCAGGAACGCACAGCCCAGCGGCACATAGGTCGTCTGATGATTGATCCGTATACCGCCGCCGTTGAGCGGACAGAGGCGCGAGTTCCCGGTGATATGGTCGAGATAAACCTGGCCGTTGCTAAGGTCCGTGCGCCAGACGGACGACGGCGGGGCCATAACACCAAACGTCCGCCACTCCCATCCCCCTGTTCCATTGCGAAGCGTGAATGTCGGCTTGCCGTTGGAGCCGGGAATCTTCAAGAGCGTTGTGATACGATCAAAATCGTCGCTCTTGATGTAACCGTTGGTCGTCCCACCATTGCTCGGATCAACGTAGATGTTACCGGGAAAGGGGTGCAGTTCAACGATGCAATCGTTGAGCGTCGGCGGCGGAAGACCCACCGTAAGATCTGCATTGCCGGGACGCGCCTCCGCAGACACCAGATCGCCGCAGATAGCCGTGAACGGAGAACCAGGGGGGTTGTCGCGCTGAAAGACCGTCGCCTGCGACTGCGCGAGGTTCGAGAAGTTCTCCGCTCCGGTATGCGTCTGGTTCCCGCTCGATGTGTTGTTGCCGTTGTTGAGCGGGATCGTTGCGCCCGATGCTCCGGTGCTTTGCGTGGCAGCTGTGCCGAGGTCAAGGTTCGTACGCGCGGCTGATGCGCTTGCCAAGTCACCGAGGTTGGCACTCTTTTGCGCGGCGCCTGTGATACGGGAATCGTCACCCGCCGCCACAGTCCCGGCCGTCGTCCCCACGCTCTTGGAGCATGCGTTGCCGGCGTCCGACAGGCTCGTGCAGTTGGCTTGAGAGACGTTGCCGGAACCGTCGGCCTTGAGGGCGCCGTTTACGCCACCGGCGCCTCCTCGATTTGCCGCAACGGTCCCACTGGCAAGTGCGGAGGCATCGTTGCGGTTGACCGTATTGTCGACCGAGAACTGATTGCCGATAAGCTGCACGCCGTTCGAGGCCGTGTAGGTGTTGGACCCGGAGATCTTCACGAACGTGATCGGCGTCGTGCCGATAGTCACCGAGGCACAGGAACAATTCCAGGTCGTGTTGATGTTCGTTGAACCGGCCGAGACCAGGACTGCGGCATTTTTCAGCAGCGCTCCCGTGTTGGCATCTGATCGCCGCAACCAAGACCCGGCTCCGGTAACATAGATACCGTTTTGCGTGGCATCCGTGTTGTCCTTGACGAGGACCATGCTCGTGCTGGTGAGCACGCCGTCAATGGTCTGTTCGCCAGAAAGCGCGATATTCGCCGTGGTCGCAAGCTGAACCGGCGTCTTGTAGACCAACCCTTGCGCTGAATTATCGGTATAGGTCTTTACTGCCGATTGCGTAGGCAGAAGCGCGTTGCTGTTCGCACTGAGCGTGGGGTCCGAGCTGACCGCTACGCCACCATCCGTTAGCTTGTTGGTGGCGGTAGCAACCGGGATCTTACCGGGGGACAGGGGGGCGCCTGTCGACGTCGTGACGGTAATGCTCGTCGACTGCGCGATGGCAACCGAAACCACCAAGGACAAAGCAGCGGCGACGAGAACGATTCGCTTCACGGTGTCATCTCCAGGATGCTTCCGTCTGAGAATTTGATCTTCAAGATGTTGTCTGCCTCATCGAAGTATTGGACCGCTCCCGACGACGGTGTATCCGGGGCAGGTACCGGCGCATAAACACCAACGCCAATCGTGATGGGACCCACAAATAGACCGACCGGAGGCTTAGGATTGACGCCGCCGATCCAATCCGTGATGTAAAGGCCAACACCGGAGTCGCCGTTGCCATACGTGATGACCGGCGCCCAGCCATTAGCCCCGCGCGGTCCTGTGGGCTGCGAGATAATGGTGAAGCTGCATGGCCAGCCCACCTCAGATGCCCGTCACGCCGAGCGCCAGAAGCAAGTTTCGCACGTTGGTGTAGTGCAATGACTCGCTGTTCATCGGGCCACCGATCCCGAAAAACAATTCATTGATTCCATTTGCGCAGGTTGTCGCGCTGATCTCGCAGACAACGACGTGGTTGGCATTGAGCGCCGCCGAGGTTGAACTGCCCGCGCTCGTCTGCACCGCGCCGTTGAGGCCGGTGGTGATGGCGCCGGAGCTGTTACGATCAGCAAAGTGAAGCCCCGCCGTGCCGCCACCCGTGTCCGTGATGCCGTTGCCGGAGGAGCTGTTGAGAATGGTCACCTTGTTGGTCTGCGGGTCCACCTCCAGTCCGGCAGCGGTGCCGGCGAGGCCAGCCGCACGACGCACGTTGGCGGAGTTCGTCCAAACGTCCACATGTGCGCTGTTCTGCGTCGTCCGCGTAAGTGCGCTCTGGTTGACGCCCAGGTCACCGAGGATCGTGGAGCCGTTGCCATTGAGACCGGTCTGCACCGCGAAGGTCGGCGGCCCGCTCCAGGTGATGTTGTAGAGCCCCGGTTGCGCCAGATTGGTGCCAGCCGTACAGCTATCCGTCGTCGCAAAGACACCTTGGAAGTCTTGGTTTCCCCAGTTTAGCGCAGCCTTCTCGGCGATGATGTAGATGTTGATCGCCGCCTTGAAGCTTGCGGTCGGTGTCGCGCATCCGTTGATGCTGAGCTGCAGGAAATAGGTCGAAGCGTCGGTGTCATAGGTGTTCGGAAATGATGCCGCAGCACCCGTCAGGCACAGCCATCCGAGAGCGACGAGAAGTGCGCGCCTCATAGCTCGTACCCGTAGGCGTTGATCGTCATGTTGGTGTTGCCCGTTCCCAGGGAGGGACACGAGAGCACCGGGGCCGTATTTGAAGCGGTCGCCTTCAACGGCGTCTTAAAGTCTTTTGAGACCGGGGTATCTGCGAGCAGCGCGCCCGCCGTTGCCGCGAACGTGTAGCTCATCGTGCCGGAGTTTGTGTTTGTGAGTGTGCAGGTGACAACTGAGCCGACCGTGGCACCGGAACCGCTTATGTCGAAGCCGGTGACATAAGTCGTCTTGCCAGTCGTCGCAGGCATCGTGCAGGTCGCGACGGCAGCGGCCACATTGCCTGTCGAGCAGGAGACATCTACGCGCCCCCCAGGGCCAGGCGCGACGTTGATGTTCTGAGTGTAGTCGATGACGTTGCCGGACCCGTCCACCTGGACCGTTCGCAGGTCGCGGTTCGAATCCATGCGCAAATTGCAGAAGTTGTTTTCTGTGCACGCGGTGGGGGACACGTCATCGAATTGCGCAAGTAGCTGAACAGCCGTCACGCCCGCGCCTGTGGTATTCGCGCCGTTCGTCGCGCCGATCTGAACTTGTTCGGCGGTTCCGTCGTAGACGTAGGCTCCAACTGCCGGAAGTCGGCTATTGCCACCGACATCATAAGTCGTGATCGGAAGGCCAGCGAAGGAGGCCGCCGCCGTCGAGAACATCGGCGTCACCAGTGCGCCGCCTTTCGCGCCTATGAACAAGTCGGTGATGTTTCCGGTCGATAATGTCTGCGCTGCTGTAACAGACACGCCACCCACCTTGACCGGATTGCCTGCATTTGCAGAGCCTGAAGCAATCGCCCCCACGACCTGCGCGTTCAAGTTTGAAGCGGTCGCTTGCGCCACGGTCACATTGCCCGTGACGACCGTCGTCGATCCAGAGTCGATGATGACGTGGCCGATGACCGCAGAACCGGCTACAAGCCCAACTGTTCCACCCGTCGTCTGCATCGGCGTGCCGAGCGCGGTCAGCAGTGACGTTAGCCGTTGGTTGTTACGCTGGAACAGAGCGTTGATCGAGCACGATCCGGTGTCCGTCGCGCACACCGTTGCGCCAAGCGGCCCGAGGTCCGTGTTGGTCGTGCCAAGCGTCGCGTCGAGCGCAAACAGATTACCAATGGAACCGCCCGCCTGTAGTGGCGACCCCAATGCGGTTATGATCGACGTGTCGCGCTGGTTGGCGCGCTTAAGAAGCGCTTCTGCCGTGCAAGTGCCGTTGTCGGTCGAGCAAGCCGCGTCCGCTTCCGTGCCGAGCGTGACCAGCGCGCCGTCGAGAAATGACCCGACTGCGCCGCTTACGGGCTGCGTCGCTTGGAAGAACGTGCCACTCACGGGCACCGTCTGATCCGACGCGATGGCAACGGAAATGCTGCCCGTTTTCGTCGTCTGGCCGAGCGCGGGAAGCTTCCCGTTCAGCAATAGGATGTCGCGGTCGATTGCCTTGTCGAGAGAGACGAGCGTACCCGCGCCGCTGAGCCACGCGAGATCGGTTGTCGTTCCTTCCGCGATGTCCGCGCCATCCGCAATCGTTGCCGCGCCGCCGCCCCCTGACCCACCCCCCGAAGGACACTGAGCCAACGGCCCATTGCCCTGATAGATGGTGAAGGTCGTAGTATCGCTGCCCCCGGTTATGCCCGCAACATACGCATTGGCGCCGGAGTAAATCGCCACGCCTCCGCCCGCTCGCACCAAACCATGCGCCGTCGTCGCATTGACGCTGCTGCCACCAAGCGCGAAATAACCATCCTTGGCGCCCGTATTGCAGATCGTCACCGCAATAGCCGACGCCGCCGCGCTGGGCAGCGCTACATGCGTCGAGCTATTCGACACAGACAACACGGCACTGTCGCTCAGCACACTGACAGGTGCCGGCGTAGGAGGCGGCTGCGCCGCGACCGCTGCCGTAGACAGCAATGCGGCGAGGAACAGGGGGGCGAGGGCTTGGCGGATCATCGTGGTCCTATGGGTTGGTGGCGCCCCCGACGTCGGGGGGAATTGCATCGGGGGCGCCTAGGCCGCGCTTGGTCGGGAGATTACCTGCTGCGGTCTATTCCTCGGTCCAGCTCACTTCGACATTGTGAACGTTGCCGCTGTTGGTGGCGCCGTTCAAATTGATCACCAGCTGCTCGGCGGCAGTGGTGAGGATCAGTTCCTGCTCCAGCCGCGAGCCCGCTGACCAATCCCAGCACGCCGCCACGCCTGGCGCACCGGTCGTGAGGTTCCCCAGGAACAGCTGCCTGGCGCCGATATTGCCAACGCCCGTTCCCGTCGTGGGATTGGCCGTGTAGTCGACGAGCGTGGCGCTGGAGGCAACCGAAGCCGAACTGTTGGGCACCGCAACCGGCGTCGTCCCCGGCGTCCCCCCTGTATCGGCAACAGAGCGCTTGATCAGCAACACGTCCTCGGACGCCGCTGCCGTGGCACGCCCGGAGACGCAGATGCGCGTGATGTGGATCGTATGGCCGGCGAGACCGCTGATGCCGAACACGTCGGACGCGCTCGATGCCGCAACGAGGCCCGTCACCGCCGCCGAATACGTGGTGCGCGGTTCGGGATTGGTGTCGATATACATGAGGCCGATGGAGCCGTCCGCCAGCAGCGTACAGCTCGCGGTGAGCGCGGTCACATGGACGCGGACGTAGCCGTAGCCGGCCGGTGCCACGCTGTAGGTGCCGGTGGCCGTGATCAGGGGGACCGGTTGGCTGCCGCGCTTGCGGATGCGCAGGTGCGTGAACACGGCGGAGGTGGAGCGGTTCACCGCCCCCTGGATATCGGCACTCAGCGACGTGCAGGTGCCGGCGACGTTGAACGTGATGACGCTCTGGCCGTTGGCGGCATAGTAGTAGTCGCCTGCGGCAAGGTACGTTTTGGCGCCGAGCACGCCGTCGGGAATGTAGGTCGGCGTGGTCGTGGGGTAGGTCTGCGCGAAGGTGGGCGGCGCGGCGCCTAGCGCGAGGCCCAAGGCGATGGCGAGGCCGATCAGAATGTTACGGAAGGTCTGCATTGGATGGTCTCCTCAAATCGTTGGTATTGAGCTACTTCTTTTCCTTGGCTTCTTTTGCCTGCTGGAGGTGGTAGTTCTCCTGCTTGGAAGCCTCCAGCGCGGCCTTGCTGTTCCCGGCCGCAACAGCCTTCTTGCGTGCAGCCGCATACTTGGCGGCATGCGCCGTATGGCGTTCGGCGAGTTCTGACCCGGAAGCATTCCCGCTCCCGCCCGAACCGAACTTGCCGCTGCTGGCGCGCGGATGCTTCGACTCTTCGAAAGCATCCCTTGCACGATGAATATGGATGTGGATGGATCGGCTCATGTGAACTCCGTCGGGATCACCGGCTCCGCATAGCATCGACAATTATAAATGCCGCCCGGCAGCGACCGCTCCCCGTTCTCGCCGCTCACCGGCGGATCGTCCCACTCATGGAACGTCCCCTCCAGCTTGCGATGCAAAGGCCGCACGTCACGGTCATGCGCGGTACGCCAGATATACCCCTCACTGCCGAACTCCACCGCACGGGCCTTTAGCATCGTAGAGCTTGCCCGCCCCACCTCCGTCCGCGCAATGAGATCAGCCCGCGCCCGCGTCACCTCGCCGGTGCGAAATATCTGCTTGACCAGATCCTCACCACGATCACCTCCGTAGATCTGGCCCACGGCTAACTTCTGCACACGCACGGCCGCGTCATTTGGCAACGACGTAATGAGGTCCACTTGCCGCGCCAGCTCGGTTCGCATCATGGACCCCCAAGCCGACGTCTGCGCCTCGCGCTTGAGTTCGAAGCCCATCTGCTCGCTCAAGTCTCGCCATGCCCGCGTATTACGGCGCGAGACATCCGCCAGCATCGCGCGCGCCACAGCCTCGGCCCAAGGGGTTAGCGTCCGCTTGTAGCTACGCAGCGCTTCGTCGAGGCGGACACGGGACTCGGTGTCGAACGGGTGGAACGCTCGGATCAGTTCGCCGATCAAGTCCGCTACCCGTCGCAAGCGCGCGGTGTAGAAGCGTTCGGCCTGGTAGGCGTGGGCAAAGGTCCGGCGCTCGCGTTTGGTTTCGCGGCGGCGGTCGAAGCTTGTGTGAAGGCCCACTAACGCCCCGCCATGAGCCGCTCGCGCGTGACCCACGGCAAGGCGTTGGGAGCGGGGACGGTTATGGGGCGGGGGCGCCAGGTGTAGGTGAATTTATTCACTTCGGATTCATTCTTTTGCTCAATAGCACGACGCTCCTTGGCCGCTGCCGAGCGTGTAGGCTTAATGCCATTGATCACATAAGACACTGTGGCTTGCGAGATGCCTAGTGTGAGTGCAATTTCCTTCTGCGTCCGCCCCGGCACCATCAGCTCGCGAATAGCGGCGTCGTACTTGCCCATCACTTCACCGCCTTAAGCGCCGGACGTTCCGCACCGGGTTTCTGTTCGCCCTCACCACCATCCCCCTGCCCAGGCTCACCTTGCCCTGGTTCAGGCAACGCAGGAACAGGGGGGTTGGCGATAGCCTCTGCGATGGCCTCGTCGGTGATATTGCTGCCGATGCCCGTCATACGCGCCGACTGCCGGAACTCCTTCATGGCGGTGGGGATGTCTAAAACCCCGTCCTGCAACATCACGCTGATGGTATCAGCCGTTGTCTTGGCAATGGTCGCCTTGGTCTCGGGCTTAAGCTGGTAGATGTTGCGGAATTCGAAACCAAAGTTCGGCGGCAGCGCCAACCCTTCGCTTGCCGCCTGGATGCGCTTGATCTTGAGCATCGGCGCGCGCAGATCACGGTTCTGATCCTTGACCACGCCATCGCTGTAGACCGTCAGTTCCGCATCGCCCGATGAATTGAGCCCGCTGGGCGACTGCCCATAGAACCGGACCAACGGGATCTGCAACGCGCCGCTGAGCTGCTGGGCGAATTGGAGCAAGGCATCGCTCAAGCCTGCAAACGCCGTATGGCTTGACGCAACGAACTCATCTTCCAGGTCGAGAATGGTTAAGCCCTCGATGCCTTGGAAGCGCCGCATCAAGTCCAGCCACGTCGTCGTGGCCTTGAGCATATCGTTGCCTGCGGCGATGTTCTCGCGCAGATCCTTGATCTTGATCGTGCGCAGATAAGACTTGTAGACCAGCTGCGCCGCGCCCGTCGTGGCGCTGTCGAACGCTATGAGGCGGTCGTTGATGCGCTCCAGCACGCTGAGAGACCAGAGGTTCTCCATGAGCCGCTGCTGGTATGGAAGTTCTATGCCCTCAGCACGGAAGGCGCGCGAGTGGTGGATGACGGCGCCGCGCAGCGCAGGCGCATTGGATTGGACGCGGTAGTACTTGGGCAGGCCCAGCGACGGTCCAAAGTCCGCGACCAGATCTTCCATTGATGCGTCGATCATCCAACGGTCAAGAACCAACAGCCCCTTGAACTGTCCCTTGCCGACCGTCTCCAGCCGTAGCGGCGTGGCCAAGTCCTGACCGTCGATGAGTGGCACAAGGATCGCACCGCCGTAGAGCCTGCCCCACTTGAGCCATTTGCGGATGGCGCCCCACACATCGAAGTTCATATCCGACGCGTCGAGCCGCTCGATGGCATCCGGCGCAATGGTCGAGTGGTATTCGAGACCCGCCTTGGTCATGTCCTCGGCGGGGATGTCCACCGCCAGGCCCGCTATCCACGACCCCCGGTGCATCCACTCCAAAAGGATGCGGTTGCGCGTGATGGGGTTGAAGCCGTAGGTCGACCAGCTGCTGGGGTTGTCCGTCCCCAGGCCCAGCTGCATGGCGAAGTTCTGGAAGCTGTCGAGCGTGATGGCGTCGGTGGCGTGCTTCTCGGCGCTGCGTTGCGCGCGGGCGGCGCCTTTGACGGAGGTCTTACGGGGCATGCTGGCTTACGCCGCCGTCCCCACCAGCTTCACACTGAAGAACCACCCCACCCGCACCTCGCCAGAGACCGAGCCGTCGGCCGCCACCGTCATCGTAACGTGTCCGGTGTTGCCATGAAGCGAGACCTGGCCGGTCAGCACTTGGCCGTTCACGGCGCCCATCATGATCGGCGCGCGTCCATACTCGGTGCTGGTCACGGTGCCCGTAAGCGTCGCGCCGTTGACCGCCGCATCGATGACCACGGCGTGGTTGTCGATGGTGGCGTTCCATTTATAGGTGCCGTTGTTCATTCTTTCTCTCCCGGTATGAGACTCTTGTGTCGAAGATGTGCCACAACTGCCATCGCAGCATTGCGCACATCCATAAACTGCGTCGTCCGGCAACTTTCACCGATGACGCTTATAAGATCCGTGACCAAAGCCTCCCCCGGACGAACCGTGACACTTGGCTTATCTGCCATCAACCATTCTCCCTCAGTTCATCTGCGCCGCAAGCTTGCGCCAAGTAGACGCCGTCTTGTTGCTGGTGCTGGACTCCACCGCCAACGCCAATGCGCATACGGTGTCGTCATGAAACCCTTCCGGCGCCGAGTACCGCACGCCACCGGCATGGTATTCGTATTCGAAGATCTGAAGTTCCTTCTCCACGACACCGGGCGGAACCGTAATCTCCTGGCGTTGAATGGCGACGGCCAACCCCTCCATGAGCTTTTGTTTGCTAGGCGAGCTGAACTTGTAGCCCTGGAAGTTGGAGTGTCCGTCCGCCTGCAACGCCTCCAGGATCGGATCGCCCACACCCGTCGAGTCCACCAACGCCTTGGTGCGCCCGGTCTCGCGCTGGATCAGGTCTATGGTCTCGCGCCACGGCTTCTGAAAGCGATGCAGCCGGCAGGCGTTGCCATCGATGTCCAATGCAATACCCACGGTGTAGTCCACCGACTTGGCAAGATCCCAACCCCAGTGCATGGGGCGTCCATCGCTCAGCGGCTTCGTTACTGCGGCTATGGCAAGGTCGCCGCCGAACGGGTTGCCACCGTCCTCGGACGGCTCGGCCAGGTAAAGCTCACGGAAGACGTGGTCGGCCAAGATCCGCTTGGCGTCCGCTATCTCCTTGGCCGCCAGCACACCGGCCGCGACCGCATCGGCCGCGACCAACTTGGCGTAGGCCATACCCTCGGCGCCTGCCTCGGCCTTACGCGCCAGCGCGTAGAACCAGTTCCGCCGCCCCTTGACGTTGCCGATGATCCGCATCGGCCCGCGCGTGGCGGTCAACGTGCTGCGGACGGCTACAAAAGCATCTTCCGGGACGCGGCTGGCTTCGTCGATGACGGCAGAATAGACATCCTCACCGTAAAGCGAGTCCGGGTGGTCGCCGGACTTGAACCAGATATGCGCGCCGTTGATGGTCGTAACAATCGGCGGACCCAAGCGATAATTGAACGTGCCCGGTGTCAGCATCTTGCGTAGGCGGGTGAAGGCGATCAGCGACTGACTTAGGACCGGAGCGATCCACCAGTGGTTACTGCCCGACTTGCTAAGCAGTGCCTGCTCAAGCTGCCAGGCGATGCAGCCTATGGTCTTGCCGGCCTTGGTGCTGGCCTCGATGAGACCATAGCGCGCTATTTCCCCGCTGGGATCGCGCGGGTAGAAGATCGCCTGTTCCTGTTTAGGGTAGAGCCAAGGTCTACGAAACTTGATGCGGTTAGCAGATGCCGTCACGCGCAAAGACCTTCATCACTCGGCAGGCTCCATCTGCGTGGCAGTTACTGTTGTGGCGGGACGCTCGCGATAGCTGCGGTCTTCCATGGCCGGGGTATCCGGGATCAGCATCTCGATGATCTGTTCCGGTTGAACCTCATCACCACTCTCAACCCGCACCGATTGGTAACGCGGATGCATGTAAGGGGCGGCATCGACCGCACACTCCTGCGCGTTCTTACGCGCTGCCAGGAATTGGCCGACCAAACGGCGCGCTTCATTGCGGGTACTGTCATCTTCGGTGTCGCCGCAACGGATCAGATCTTCAATCTTCTGCGCGAGGTTGTCACCTTGCAAGGCCCAGAAACGCATGTTCCCGACCATCACATCCAAAGGCATCAAACCACCATCGGATGCGTATTTGCGAACGAGTGTTTTTGCCAAAAGCATGAAGCCCGAACCGGGCTTGCGTCCGCCTCCGGGCCTTACACCACCGTTCTGTCCTCGTACTGGTTTAGATCCAGTTTTTGTAGACATCGTTAGGCTACCGCACCGGCGCTCAGATCGCTTTCGCGGCCCACCGGGACAACCGTATTGGGGTGGAAACCTAAAGCAAGTTTCTTGCCGAGTAAAGCCATAAGCAACACGAGGGAGCCTTTATGGTATTTGACGAACTCGCCGGTATGCCCGGCCCATGGGCCTGCGGTCACCTCGGCGCGCTCGCCTTGAGCGTACATGTAGGTCACGCATTCGGCGCGAACCGAGTCCAAGGCACCCTTGGCCTGCAAGGCTCGCATCTCCTCGACAAAGCCGGGAGGCAGGGGGGATGGGTTCATTTCGTGGGTTGGGAGTAATCGTCTGACCCCCACGGTGTTGTTCACGGCGACCCATCGGTCCTCGTAAATGTCAAGCTTTACAAAGACGTATCCTGGGAAAAGCTGTATCTTTCGTGCGACCAGGCGACCCTTCTCGACCCGGCTCTCCTCCCCGAACGGGCTGAACGCCTCGAAGCCCTGCCGGGCCAGGTGGTGCATCGCCAGCCTGCCACACCCCGCCCGCGTCCCGGCCGCATACCAACGGCACCCATCGTCCATGCTGAACGACCCCCTAAAGCGCCTACCCTTCATACGGGCCTGCTTTCGGTTTTGCAACTTTCTTACGCAAGCGCAATTTTATTGCTGACCTGCCACCCCCTCCCGTCGGCCGGACGATTGTAATTTATATTGGCGACGCTGTTCCACATATTTCACACACAAACTAATATATTGTTCCATTCAGCTAATAGCCACATGCCAATAACATATTGATACCACAACAGATGATCAAAAATATCTATTGGTTAAAAAAGAACAAAGCAAGGACAGGGGGTGCTAATAACGTGCGTTTTGAACCAAAAAAAATAATATAAATTCGTATCTATTGTTGCTACAATCACTATGCATTTATATTATTTTTTTTCCTTTGAAAAGTATACTATAGGCGCGCCGTTCCCCACCCCTCACCACAGGAGCCCAAACCGTGACAAACACCCCCCCTGCCCCTGCCCACCCCTATACCGACGTCAAATGCTGGGTTGAGGG